CGCAGACCACTAAAACTTCCCCGGGGAATCGTCGCGCTAGTCGATTCCTCGGGGACTCTCATTAGGGGACGTTCATGGTCGAACAACCTGGAGATTACCTCCGCAACCACCCGCACTTCATTCAAGGTCGAGCCTACGAACGTGAAGTAATTCTCGAGCTCGTTGAAGCGGCGCACCCAAAATCCCACAAAGGGAGCCCGCGAGAATTGTGCTCCGTCTGTGTCCTTATCGAGCAAATCGGTTCGAGATCATGAGCCTCGGGAAACCCTGCTACCGGCACACTATCCCGGAGAACATATGCGTCGCGTGTAGAGGCGCAGCAGAAGAGCGAAACTACATCATTACGCTACTCGACGCATATTGCGACTCGAACCACTCCGCACTCGACTCCTGCGAATGCGGAATCCTCGCCGACCTAATCAAACTGGGACGAGGTGACGCGTGAGCTTCAAACTCGTCAAATCCGTCATACACTCCCCGGCCGTAACGAACATGGCAAAGCTCGTCCTAATCATCGTCGCCGACTTCGTCAACGATCGCGGAGACGGAGCCTGGCCGTCAATGGAAACAATCGCAACCAAAGCGGGAATATCCGTCCGGCACACGAAACGCATAATCCGCCAGCTCGAGGCAGACGGACTCGTCAAAGTGATTCCCCGCGCCGGATACCGCGGCACAAATCTCTATTTCATCAACCTCCCAGGCTCTCAAAAAACCCAAAAAGAGGGTGACATATCGAGCACCTCGAGGGGACATTTGAGACCAAACGAGGTGACATATGAGACCAAACGAGGTGACACCCATGTCACCCAAATAGATAAGAACATATTAGAACAGATAATCGCCGCGCCGACCGCCCCTGGCGGGTCGGCCGCGGCGAACGAAGAAGACAACACGATCGCAATTCCCGCGCCACGATGTTTACACAATCCGCGGAAATTAGCGCTCGCGTGTGTATCCTGTAATCAAGCCGTAATCAACGGCGAACACCCAGCCGTCAAGGAGACCGCATGACTAGCGCAAACATAAAGAAGCTAGGAGCAATGAAGCACCTGCTCCTCGAGCTCCAAAAGTGCGGAGCAATCAGAGACGACAACATGAGGGAGCATATTCTCAACCGGTACATTCGCGGCCAACTCGAAAACTTCCGACACGTCGCCGAATACCTCCTCGCTATCAAAGCTATCGGTGCTCACAATTACGATCAAATCATTCTCTACAGCAACCGCTATGGAGAAAACTAGAAAAGGGAAGGACGCCACTATGGCAACCGTCAAAATCGAGGGAATCGTAGGAGACCCTCTTGGAACCAAAGGGTTCACACTCGTCGAAAACGTCAAACTCTGGGACGGCCGACAATTCGACACCTATTGGAAAGTCTGGACAGACAAGACACCCGCCCAGGGCTCCTTCGTCGAAGTAACCGGAGAGCTCACCGCACTCCTCGACACCTACGACCCAAACAAACCGAAGGTCGCAAAATCCGTCAACGACGCCACCGTCAAGGTGCTCCGCGCCGCCGAAACCGATTCGAGTCCCTTCTAATGGCCGACCAAGAAGACTGGATCGCGTGGGATAACTCCATGAAGACCCACATCGACCAGCTCGAGGTCAAGTGGAGACACGACCTCTACAACGTCCTCAAAGACTCGGCCGAAATTCAGAAGCTTCAAGCAAAGCTCAACGACGAGCTCGTCAAAGCAGCGGAAGAAGCAGAAGCAAACCACAAACGAACCGTCACGTGGATAGCGTTGTGCTGGATACTCCTCACAATCAACCTCGGCGTCGGTGTGCTGGCCTACACGGAGATAATGCTGCCATGAGCCTCGAAGACCTGCTGAAGGACGAACCCAAATCGGCCAAACAATGCCGGTTCGCTCCCTGGCTCGAATCGCTAAGCGAAGACGACCGCAACGCAATCCTCAGAGCATTCGACGAACGAACCACCACGATCTCGCATATCGTCCGGGTGCTCCAGGGATACGGTTGTCCCTCCTCAGCCACTTCAATCCGCACCCACGCGAAGAACGAGTGCGTCGCCTGTAAACGATGAACCTCGACGACCTCCTCGCTCACGAATCCGCACCCAACAACGGACGAAGACTCTACGCCGACGCCACACTCTCCCAGGAGTGGCAACCGAACGGCGCCGAGTCGACCATATCGCTCGTCACCGGTCAGGAAATCAACAACGAGGAGGTCGTCGAATTCATTCGCGCCCGCGGCGGAGTCGTACCAGACGGAATGACCGCCGTCATGGTCTCCGCCAAATACAATCCCGCGGCCTGGTTCAGAGACAAACCATACGACCACTCCGGCCGACAATCCCCAGCCGTCACCCGCGGAGCCTGGTCATACCAATTCCGAATCACCCGCGGAATCGACCAAACAACACTCACCGACCTATCCACCAGGATCCGAAACGCTAAACCACGAAAACCCGCCACAACCACAACCGACCAAATATTCCACTTCATCGCCGGAGACCTACAACTCGGCAAACCAGACGGAACCGGAACGCAGGGAATCGTCGACCGATACCTCGACTCCGTCGCCGAAGCCGTCAACGAATGGAAACGCCTCGGCCGACCAGAAGTAGCCGTCTGGTTCCTCGGCGACTGTATCGAAGGATACGTCTCCCAGGGAGGACGCACCGCACCACGCCTCGAACTCACACTTACCCAACAAATCGAACTCTTCTACAAACTAGTAGAGCACACCGTCAACCAATTCCGATCCGTACCGGTCACACTTATCGGCGTCAACGGAAACCACGACCAAACCACCCGACAATGGGAAACCGAAGCCTCAGACGGATACGCAACCCTCACGCTCAAACTTCTCTCTCAAGCGATGAAACAAAATCCCGCAGCCTACGCGAACGTCACCGTTTACGTCCCACCGGTCGACGAAGATAAAATCGTGATCGACCTCGGCGGCTCCAGGTTCATCGCCGTACACGGCCACCAATTCACCCGCGGCAAAGAGCTCGAATGGTGGGAGAAGCAGGAATTCAATAAGCACGTACTCGACGCACACTTCCTCCTCCACGGCCACCAACACGAATTCCAAATATCATCACGCCGCGGCCGGATACGACTCTGTACACCCACACTCGAATCCGAGTCCACCTGGTTCAAACACAAAGCCGGAGCCGTCGCAATTCAAGGCTGTCTCACCATGCTCACCGGAGCCGACGGATACTTCACGAAACTAGGAATCGTATGAGCCAGCACTCAAGCAGCGGGTCAGCATGGCAGAAACTCTCCAAAGAGGTACTCGCAGCGTACGGCCGAATCTGCTGGATTTGCCAGGGGGACGGCGCCGACACCGTCGACCACATAATCCCGAAGAGTAAGGGAGGCGGGGACGACTGGGAAAACCTCCGACCCGCACACCGATCGTGTAACGGACGCCGCGGCGACGACATCGTGACCCGAGTGAATTACACGAACCCGGGGTGGGGGGTACGCCTCACCTAGCCTCGAACCACCGGGCGCTATGCTCGAAACATCGACGGCCGCTTTTTTAGAGCGGCCGCCAGAAGACCCCGCCGCCACAGCTCGCATACACGAGCAAAGGCGAAACATTTGAGGGAATTCCCTCGGGAAGGTTGACGAATGACTGAAGAATCCCCGCGCCAGCTCGGCCGGCACGCGCAAGCGGTCGCAGAGTTTCTGGCCAGCGCCACTTACCTCGACTCGACTCACGCTCCGAGCGTCGAGGCGCTCCGGTCGGCGGCCGCCGCGCTCGATGTCGAAGTGACCGCGGCTCTGCTCGCTCAATTTGGAGTCTTACACCGCGCTCTCCTCAAGGTTGGGGAGAAGCAGGAGGCTCCGGCCGACCTCTTCGTGGAGTTGCTCGAGCGCTAGTGTTTACACCGACCCGCCACACGCCACCGTTGTCGGATTCGTTCGCCGCGGATATCGACCGGTTCCTTCCGCTCATTCGTGAGGTGTGGCGCCGCGCTTACGGTGCGAAGGGATTTGAATTCGACGACTGGCAAATCGAGCTCATGCGGAGGATTACCGAGCTGACGCCGGACGGCGAATTGAGGTGGAGGACGTGCCTGGTGTCCATGCCGAGGCAGAATGGTAAATCGGAGGTACTGACCGCGATCGCACTCTGGGCTACGCTCCGCGGAGTCGGCGACGTCAGGATTCCCTCGTCCGGGACACCGTCCACTAACCTTATTGTCGCGTCCTCAGTCGAGCAAGCACGAATCACCTACTCGAGGCTCCAGCACATCATCTCGGCGAATCCGTTCCTCCTCGACCGAATGGAGAAGTTTACGGACTGGCGCGGAATCCGTACCCGCTGGGGAGCGTCTATCGAGGTCAAGGCGTCGAACGCGAAGGGACTCCAGGGATTCGCGTCGACTATCTCGCTGTATGACGAAATTCATATCGGCGCCGAAACAACGTGGGACGCTCTTATCGCCGGAGCCGGTGCGAGAAGGGGAACCCTCCAGCTCGGTATCACAACGGCGGGAGACCAGAATTCGACGCTACTAAAGCGACTGTATGAGAATGCGGATCGTGCGATTAGTGGCGACCCGAAGATGAACCGATTCGGCGCCTGGATTTGGGAAGCGTCAAAATCGGTTGTACCGGACGACGACGACGAACTTCTGAAGCTTCTGTACGAGTCGAATCCGGCGCTCCAGGCTGGACGCACCGACCCAGAAATTCTTATCAACGATATCCGGCAGACACCGAACGAAGAGGTTATCCGTTACCGGCTCAACCGCTTCGTCGAGTCCAGACCCGAAGCGTTCATCTCGTACGAGGACTGGGCGGCGTGTGAGCGAGTCGCTGGGGACATCAGACCCGCGGGAGACGTCGTCTTCGCTATCGACCGCTCCCCGAGCTGGGATTACGCCTCTATCGCTATGGCCGTAATGGATCAAGACACCGGGGAGGTGTGGACGGAGCTAGTGGCCGCTATCAACCGGCCGACCCTGGCACAACTCGTCCACGTCGCCATTCAGCTCGATAAGCACCGACCCGCGGCAATACTCGTCGACGGATTCACTCTGCCGGAACTCATTCAGGAGCTCGAGCTTCGAGCTATGCCGGTCGAACGGTTCACGCTGAATATGCTCACGAACGCGACGGAATTCTTCCGCGCCGCGGTGACAAATAAGCGAATCAAACACGACGGAGCACCGCTGCTCTATCTTCAAATCCCTATGACGATTCGGAAGGTTGTCCGCGATTCGTACCGGGTATCGAAGGCGGATTCGTCAATCTCTATCGACTCGGCCGTTGCGACGATCATGGCGTCCTACGGTGCGAGTGTCTTGAAGAAGGAGAAGCTACAAATCTGGTAATCTGTAAATCTGTCCGCCAGCCGGTCGCTCCGGTTCGCCAGCAGAAACGCTCCCCGGCCTACTTATCGCCGGGGAGCACCTATTCATCACCCAGGAGAATCATGGACAACGACTCGCTCAATGGATACCCGATTCCGCCGGTTGACCCGATGGACTTTCTCCAATGCGAGTCATGCCAGTAAGGGGCTGTACAGGTGTCGACTCGAGGTAAAGCCTAGAAGGAGCCCTCGAGGACGCCGGTTCGATTCCGGCCAGCTCCACGACACGCCCGACTCTGGCGCGGGTATGTTTCTGACATAACTCTCGTTATTATGTCAGTAATGGGATTCATAGACTTCCTACGCTCGCCCGCAGCGTACCTCGAGCCCGAGGCATGGAGCCCGCCGCCTACGCAGGTGCGCGGGCTAGAAGCCGTGACTCCACCCGCTCGAGCCACGACCGCCACGTCGGTCTCCAGCTCTCAAGCATTCGGCCTCGTCGCCTTCTACCGCGGCGCCACGATTATCTCGAACGCGATGAAGCAGCTCACGCTCGACACTTATCGGGGTATCGATCGTGTCGAACCTCCGCTCTGGTTGCGCCGGCCGTCAAACGACCCATTCTCGGTCTTCGTCGAGCAGACGACCATGTCGCTTATCTCGACCGGGAACGCCTACTGGCGGAAGTACCGTAACGGCCGGAATGAAGTTATCAAACTTGAGGTGCTGAATCCCGCCGACGTCGCCGTTCAGAGTGACGATTCGGGCAACCTCGTAGGGTACTTGTACCGAGGTAAAACACCATTCGCTATTGACGAGATTCAGCACCTCGCTCTCCTCCGCCTCCCCGGCAACCTCGTCGGGCTCGGGCCGATTCAGGCCGCACAATCCGAGCTCTACATGGCGAAATCCACAATCGACTATTCGAAAGCATTCTTCGACTCTTCGGGTGTGCCGGTCGGCGGATACCTCACGACCGATATGCGCGTCTCAGACGAAGAAGCTGACCGCGCCTCGGCCGCATGGTCAAAAGCGGCGTCGGGTCGTGTGCCGGTTATGGGTATGGGACTCCGCTTCGCCCAAATGTTCCTCACACCGCGGGACGCTCAATGGCTCGAGTCAATCGCCCACTCGGACACCACGATCGCGCGACTCCTCGGAATCCCGGTCGACCTCATGGCCGCCGCGGTCGACGGAACCTCGCTTACCTACTCGAACCTCCGCGACACTTACACGAATTGGCTCCGCCTCGGGTTATCGCAATACATCGTCGAAATGGAGACGGCATTCTCCGAATGCCTCCCCAGAGGACTCCGCGCTGAATTCGACGTCGAATCGCTTCTCCGACCCGACGCTCGTGAACGGTACGAAATGTACGAAATCGCCCAGCGAACCGGCTGGCTCACAATCAACGAAATCCGGGAGCGCGAAGGCCTCCCCGCACTAGGAGACGGTAATGGAATCGCTGGAAACTAGGGAAATCGAATTCCGAATCGAAAACGCTGAAGAGCGAACCGTCGTCGGTATGGCCGTCCCCTATGAGACGGAAGCGCATGGCGAACGGTTCGAGCGTGGCGCTGTGAACCTTCACCAGGACGCGAAACTCTACTGGAACCATAAAGAGGTCATCGGAGTCATCGAGCGCGGTCAACACACCGACGAGGGCTACATGATCGAGGCACGATTCGCTAAGGGAACCCAGGCGGCCGACGAAGCCTACGCCCTGGCAACCCAGGGAGTCGTCAACAAATTCTCTGTCGGATTCATCATGGACGAAGCCCGACAGGACGGCGCCACCCGCGTCGTAACTCGCGCCACCGTCAAGGAGGTCTCTCTGACTCCTATGCCGTGGTACGAAACCGCAGACGTCCTCGGAGTACGCAACACCGAGGAAACCACCGACCCGGAAGTACCGGACTCGGCTCCCAATAAGGAGGAAACCGTGGAGGAAACCACTCCCGCCGCTTCCGACCTCGCCGAGGTTCGTGAAGCACTTCAAGGGCTCGAGCGTGAGCTCGTAGACCTCAAGACGAAGGACACCGCGCCCGCGGTGGACAACCGCTCCGTCGGTGAATTCGTCCTCGCTCTCGCCCAGGGTGAAGAGCGTGCTATCGCCGAGTACGAGGCTCGTTCGTTCGCAACGACCGCCGACTCGGTTGTTACGCCTATCGACCGCGACCTCGCTCAAATCGTGCGCGAGTCCGCTCCGCTGCTCTCGGTCTTCTCGAACGCCACCACACCGGCGACCGGAATGAACGTGACCTACGCGAAGCTCGTCGCAACGACCGACAACACCGGGGAACAGGTCAACGAAGGCGATACTCTCGGATACACCGCTATCGAAGTTTCGACCGACCAGACTCCGATCAAGACCATCGGAAACTACTCGGGACTCTCGAAGCAGGTAATCCTCAGGTCAGAAATTGACTTCGCAGGGAAGTCGTTCGAATTCCAGGCGGCCGCTCTCGGTAAGGCTCTGAACGACGAGGTCGTCAGCGCATACCAGACCGTCCACGCCGCACAGGTGACGGCCGGAAACACCGTCACGCTGGCGTCGAACGACTGGGCTGGCTGGGTTGCCGCAATCGCGGACGCTCAGGCAAACTACTTCGAGGTCATCGGGAAGCCGATTACCCACCTCGTCGTCGACCTGGCAACCGCCAAAGACCTCTTCGCGCTTGAGTCGTCCGGCAACCTGATCGTTCAGGTCTCCGGTGCTGGAGCCATGCAGGTCGGTTCGTCCACGCCCACCGCTCTCCGCGGCTCAATCGCTGGAATCGAAATCGTCGCCGTCGCAGCCCTCTCGGCTGGCGAGTCGGCATTCGTGAACCGCGACGCTCTCACCGCCTACACCTCCGCGACGCTCCGCCTGGCGGACTCGGACGCACTCACGCTCGTCGACTACTTCTCGCTGTCGACCTTCGCGTGTGTTGCGGACTCGATTCCCGGCGCAATCGTCCCGATCGTCTAGGACTAAAGAGACATGGCCGTTACGGTTGCGGAATTACAGGATTACGTCAACGCGCCCGACGCCGACGAGGACTTCCTTGAGAAGTGCCTCGCGGTGTCGACCGCAATCATCGACCAGAAGGTCGGTACTAAAGACGTTCCCGCTGTAATCCGCAACCAGGCCGTTCTCGAGGTTGCCGCCGAGGAGTACCACCGACGCTCCGCGCCGAACGGTATTGCTCAATTTGCGACACCGGACACTCCTGGTATGAGAGTCGCCCGCGACCCGTACACGCCCGCCGCCGCCATTCTCGCTCCGTACATCGGATTAGGGACTGGAGGCGCTTAGGTGCTCGCTGAAGCCCGCGCAGACCTCGCCGCACTCATAGAGTCGGCGGGGCTCCGGGCATTCGCGTACACACCGGACAGGGTTCAGCCGCCTATGGCGGTCGTCTACCCTGGCTCGAGTACCTGGATAGATTCAGGGAGCACCTTCGGGACGTGGAGTATCACCTTCGACGTTTACATCACCGCCCGCACCGGCTCGAACGTGGTTATCACCGCGGATATCGACGAATTCGTCGAAGCCATACTCCAGGCCGTCAATGACACGCCTGGATTCGAGGTCGCCTCGGTCGGAGCACCACAGGCGGAAAACGTCGACGGAACCAACTACCTCACCGCGGTCGCAACAATCAGACAACACAAACAACTCTAAGGAAAAACCATGAGCTCGCGTATCTTCGCAAACAAATTGAAGCTAACGGTCGACGGCGTCGACTACTGGGCTGACCTCTCCTCGGTCGTCCTCGCTTCGGAGCCCGCGTCAACCGACCAGACCACCTTCGCGGAGGCGGCGGCCGGAGGTGCGGTCGACTGGTACATCACCGTCTCGGGAATCGTGTCGCTCGACGCGAACTCCTTCTGGCGGACAATGTGGAACAACGCCGGAGACGAGGTCTCGTTCGAGATCGCGCCATTCGGTAACACCACCGCCACAACGACGCAGCCTATCTTCGAAGGCTCCTGCCGGATTCCCGCCCAGGGCTCGTTCCCTATGGGTGGCGAAGCGTCGGCCGACGGCTCCTTCTCTTTCTCGGACGTCCGGTTCGAGGCGTGGGACGTCGTTATGGCAACCGCCTAAAACTAAACACTCATGCTCGAAATCGGTCGCACCGCCAAAGGGCGGGAATACATCAGAGGATTCGAGGAGACTCGCAAGAAGCTTCTCGAGCTCGAGATAGGCGAACGAAACGACATGAACCGGGCTCTAAAGGAGGCCGCGCAGCTCGTCGCGTCTCGCGTGCGGGCTCCGTACATGACCGGACGCCTCCAGCGTTCAGTCCGCGGAGCGGCCTCCCGAAAAGTCCGAAACCGATACATTCGGAAGGGTGTGGTCTCGACCGGTGTCGACAAAGACCGCACAAGAGACTACGCCCGCCGAGTATCGCTTGGAACCTATCGAGAGACCATTCAGACCGATAGATTCCTATTCGGGCTCCTATCAACCTCCTACACCGTAGGGAAGCGATACGCAGGAAACACGTTTCTCAAGGACGCTCGAGACCGCAACCGCGGCGCCGTAGTACGACTAATCAACAAACGCGTCGAGCAAATGATTCGACGGAAGGGATTCAAGACCACTAATGGAACTCTCTAAGCTCACTCTCGGGGATATTGCCAAAATCGAGGCATACGCGAACCTCCCTATCTCTGCGATCTCTGACGAGGTTGTCGGTGCGACGAAACTTCGTATCGGTCTGGCCTGGGCAATCAAGAAGCAGAGCGACCCTAAATTTACGTTCGAAATGGCTGAGGCTCTCACTATGGCGGACGTGAACGACCTCATCGGCGAAGACGAAGAGGACTCAAAAAAATAACAGAGGGGAGAGATACGGATATGGCTTACTTCGTCATCTCCTTCGGTATCTCTCCTCGGGAATACTTCGAGCTCACGCTCGGACAACGTAACGCACTTATCAAAGCGCACGAACGACTGAACAGGGGACGCTAATGGCCGCTACGAATATGTACGTCACGCTCGTCGCCGAAACTCGTCGGTTCGGGCAGGGACTCCGCCGGGCTCGAACGGATCTACAACGCTTCGCTACGTTCGCTAAGAGTGCGGCGCTCGCGGTCGGGGGAGCATTCCTCTACATGGCCGGCAGCCTCGTCCGAGCACTTCCCGAATTCGTCAAAGCGGCGGAAGAGTCGCGCAAAGCAGACGCCGCGCTCAAGAGCGTCGCCGACTCAATGGGTCTATTCGGGGACAACACGACCGTCGTCACCGACCGCCTCGCAGCGTTCGCCAATAAACTCCAATTCTCGACCGGTGTCGAAGATGAAGTAATCAAAGCGAACCAGACGATTCTCCTGACGTTCAAGCAGCTCGCTAAGAGTGCGGACGTTGCGGGTGGCGCATTCGACCGGGCTACTGTGCTCACGCTCGACCTGGCGGCCGTTATGAAGACCGACTCGGCCTCGGCGGCGAAGCAACTCGGTAAGGTTCTTCAAGACCCGGTCAAGCAACTCGGAGCCCTGACTAAAGCGGGAATCACGTTCACCGACGAGGAGAAGAAGAAGATTCGGGCTCTCGTCGAGTCTGGGAAACTTCTCGAGGCTCAAGACCTCATTCTGAGCGCGATCGAGACTCAGGTGGGCGGGACGGCCGAGGCAACCGCCACCTCGACGGACAAGATGAAGGTCGCATTTGCGGAGCTGCAGGAGCGTATCGGTCAGCCGTTGCTCGACGCGGTGGACGTTATCGCCGACAAATTCGCCGCCTGGCTGGAGTCCCCAGAGGGTAAAAAAGCGCTCGACGACTTCGTGAAGCGCTTCGAGGACTTCGGGAAGTGGATTCAATCGTCCGAGGGTCAGGCCGCGGTCGATAAGCTCGTCAAATCGTTCGAGGTCATGCTGGAAGTGACTGGCGGAATCGTGGACGCGCTGGCATGGATTACGAAGTGGCTCTCTGGTTCGAGCCCGCAACAGCTCAAGGACTCGGCGGCCTTCTGGTCAACCGTCGGCGGAGCACAAGACCCGCGCGACTACTACGTTCCGTATTCGCCGTCACCGGCGCCGATTACGCCTCGACCCGCACCCGCTCCGGTAATAAACTTCAACACACCTATCGACCCAGTCTCGGCCGGTCGTGAGGTTGCTCGAGTCCTCTCCGACTATTCCCGCGCCGGAGGTCGACTCGCATGGCAATAGTCGAATCGTCACTCTACGCCGACCTCTACGTCGAGACGTCACCGGTTCAGACGACCGCGGCGTGGACGAACCATATCGCTACCGTCCGCGATATCAACGTCACCCGCGGCGGTGAGGAACCGTACATCGGTGTCTCTGGTGTCCAGCCTGGCGCTGGGACTATCTCCCTGGTCGACAACACCGCCACGATAAACCCTGGCTACTGGGTTCGAGTCCGCTACCAGTCGACGATTATCTGGGCGGGCTTCGTCCAAGACGTGAACATCACCTACGGCCTGGTCAACGGTGAAGCTTATGCGGTGAAGACTCTGACGGTGCTGGACTGGGCGGCGTGGATTTCTCAATACACCGTCACCGACCTCGCAAACGTCACCCGCTACTATGACCGTCTCACCGCGATCAACACCGCGCTACCGGGTACGCCTATCAAAACCCGCACTCCTGGCGGAATCCCACCCGCATTCGATATCCTCGACGACCTCTCTGGAACTTACAACGTCGCAGAGGCGCTCGACATTACCGCGAACTCGCTCAATACCGCTAACGCCTATTGGAGGTCGCTCCTGGCCGTCCCGACCGGCTCCGGCTCAGGAATCGCCGACCTCGTCGACTTCTACACCGTCCTCACGACGCTCAACGTGGCGCTAACCGACGGAACCCACACCGGCACACCGACAAACCTCACGCCCTACACCGACGTCATTATGGCAACCAAAACCTCGCAGGTCGCCAATACGGTCATTATCACCGGACTCTACGGCGACGGAGGGAGCACAACCTACCAGCGCGAAGACACGACCTCGGTGTCGACCTATGGAGCCCGACTCGCCGAGTACGAGGCAAACCCCGCGCTCATCTCGGGAATCTACAGCGAGAACCGAAACCTCTTCCCCTATCCGTCCTTCGAGAACTACCTCAACCGCACCGAGGACACAAACTTCTATTACTCCGCGGAGCAGCCCGCGCTCGATTCGGCCGGCGCGTGGACAGCCTACGACCGCGACTGGGCATATCGCGCCTACTGTAAAACCACAGCCGTCCCGACGGTCGCTCTGCCGCTCTCCGAGGTTGTCGAGGTTACGCCTGGGAAGACGTATTACGGATTCGCGTATGGTGCGGCGTCCGCCGGTCTCAACTCCCGCGCCCGATTCTTTATTCAATGGCAGAACGACGCCCAGGGAATCATCTCGACGACCTATGGAGCCTACACAAACCACACCGCGCTAAAGACGTGGTACAAATCGTCGGCGTCGGCCGTAGCGCCCGCAGGAGCCGTCTACGCCCGCGTAGGACTCCAATTCTCCCGCACAACCGGAGCAAACATCGGAGCCCTCTCGAAGTATTGGACGGACGGACTCTTCTTCGGACTCTTCAACGCGACAACCTACTTCGACGGTGACACACCCGACACCACAACCGGGCTCTACTTCTGGGGAGGAACCCCAGACGCCTCGGTCTCTTACGCGGCCGCTAACGATCTCTACACGCTGGCAAACCAATTCCTCACCGACAACAAAGACCCCAAATACTCGCCGTACCAAATCCGCCTCAACGCCCAGGCAAACCTCACCGCGGCACAACTACTCGACACCTACTCGACCGTCTACTTCTGGTACGGCGGACACCGGTGGACAGCCGTCATAACCGGCATGAGCCACGAAATCACAATCAACCAAAACGGGACGACCCGCTGGGTAATCGAACTAATCGTCCGACCGTCCGCATACACAATCTAGGAGCACCATGACACAACTACTCAAGCGCGTATTCCGCGTCGCCGCATTCGCACTCGGAGCCGGGCTCACCGGACTCGGAGCGGGCTCCGTCGTCGGACTCGATATTGTCCAGTCCGCCGCATTCGGAGCGCTAATGGGAGTCCTCGGAATCGTCGCCGCGATCGCATTCATCTACGCCGGTAAGGGTCGCGTCTCAGACGAGGCATTCGACGCCACAATAAATTCAGCTATCGAAACCGTCCGCTCAAAGGATAAGGATTCGTAATGACCGCGCACGAGATTACGCTGAAGGACGTTTACGACATCGTCCTCGAGCTCAAGCAGACTAACGCCCGGGAGCGTCTCGACGACCATGAAATTCGGATCCGTTCACTCGAACGTCAAATCGTGTGGTGGTCAGGTGCGGCGGCCGGTATCGGCGCAATTATTGGAACCGTAATCTCACTCCTAATGAAGGGCTAAACAATGACGCACCATATCAACCTCCACCCGCAGATTACGGACTGGAGCTCACCTACCACAACCGGAGCAAACGGATTTATTACGGCCGTACTCTGCGAGCGCGGACTCCCCGCCTGGTCGGTCTCCGACGAGGTGGTTGTGTCACCGAACCCGATTACCCAGGCAATCAAATCAGGCGGGCTCGAGAACGACCACCACGTTTATCTCCCCGCGACAACCGGCGCCCAATACTGGAAATTTACGATCACACTCGGCGACGTTTACCGGACGTGGTACTTCACCTGGGACGACGTCGCTCACACCGATTTCGGCGACCTAAACTTCATCGACCCCTACGACTACGAAGGAGCGCCGTAATGGTCTGGTATCGCCCTACCTCGTCGAAGAAGATTTCGGACGATTTCGCCGACCACAAAGCTCGAGGCTCGGTGAATCCTGGCGTCGACTACCCGGTCGCAATCGGAACCCCAGTCGTCGCAATTGCTAACGGTAAGGTCACGAAGGTCGTCAAGAACATCGACGGAGCCGGTGGCCGAATGGTGCTCGTCAAACATGGAACGTACCTCGCCGACTACCTTCACCTTTCCCAAATTCACGTCAAGGCCGGACAGACCGTTATCGGCGGCGAAACCGTCCTCGGACTATCGGGAGCGTCAGGGCTGGGCAAAGAGCGCGGATACGGCGCCCACCTTCACCTCTCAATCCGCAAAGGTGGCAAGCACCTCACCGGTAAGGGAAACCTCGACTACGAGGCATTCATGAAGGCCGAGAACGCGAAACAAGCGGAACAAGCTTCGGAGTAAGACCCTTCCCTTACTCCAGGGGAGTCCGTCGTGGTCGCGGGCTCCCCACTTCCGTTATCAAACCGTTACCAAAACCGTAACAATTCGGCGCGGGTCGGTGTCATACTGATATCACAACGCGGGAAACCGCACTAGCGCAAAGGAAACACAATGACCACCTACACCGCCGAAAATTGGCAGGACTACCTCAACAAAATCAACGGCCACGACGTCCGCGATCTCTGCGTCTACACGCCGAAGATTCAAGACCTCAACGACCGCCGCCAGCTCAACGACTACGACCGGGGAGTCTGGTACGTCCTTCAGCAACTTATCGAAGACGGCTCAATGGCCGAATACCTCGCCGAGCAAATCTTCCTCGTAAAGTATTGCGACCTCGAATTCGGCACAATCAAAGACCGCGAGCGCCTCTGCTGGTGGCTCGTGACCCAAAAGTACCTCACCTTCGACGAAGCTGACTACATGGTCGACGGACTCACACTCCTTGAAGCCCGCCACCTTATCAACGCAGACCCCGAATGCGGCTGCTCAATTTGTGAGGACTGACCATGCGACGCTACACGCTCAACGAACGCGGCCGGAATATCTTCATCTACTTCCCCCAATGCCTCGCCGTGTACCTCATAGGCTCGTCCAATTGGGTCGAGCTCATGGTGAACGCCGTCTACGACTGGCTCTGGCGATGACCGACACACCAAACCTCGACGAGGTAATTCTCGAGCTCTGGGAGCTACGCGCCGAAATGGCTCGAGCCGCCTACGCCGAGCGAGAAGTGTTTATTTCTGACCTACGCCGCGCCATGCGCCAAAAGCGGGTTACGCGTCGGAGCCCCATGAGAGAATTCACTCAGCGTGAAATAGAAATCGCATGGAAGGCTCTAGACAATGCTCAAGCGCGTACTCGAGATCAGAACGGTCGAGGATAACGAAATAATCAACGCCCAGGCAGACGCTCTCGTCTGCTCAAAGTGTCTCGACGACAATACCCACGACGTCACACCGGACGCGGAAGAAGTGGACGCACCCGATACCGAGTGCGAGTATGACCGCCACGTCTAACCTCGACCGGCGAATCGCCCAGGCTGGGACTGACGCCTGGTACGCGGCCAGACTCGGCGGAGTATCCGCCACCGCGGTCGCCCGCGCCTCCACACCGGCCGGATTTATCGACGAAGTAAACCGAGCCGTCTACCCTGAAGACAACGTCGTCGAAGACAATGACTACATGCGATTCGGCCGCGACTGGGAACAATGGATCGTCGAAAACCTTCCGGCCGAGTACGGACTCGAACCGAACGACTGGCTCATAGCCCGCGACCTCCTCGCTAACCGGTGGCAACTCGCCACACCCGACGCGCTGAACCATGACTGGTCGGTTATTGCCGAAGTGAAAACAACCGGCAAGGACTGGGACGGACTCGAGATACCGATTCAGTACCGCCGGCAGGTTCAATGGCAGCTCTACGTCACCGGCGCCGAACGGTGCGTCTTCGCCTGGCTGTTGCGCGTTGCGCACCACGCAACAGGATTCCAGCCGGGCTGGTTCGAACCCAAGCACCGCATTATCGAACGCGACGAAAACATGATCGCGCAGCTAATCGCAACCGCGGAAAAGCTTCAGCAGGACATCATCTTCACGCTCGAGCTGAAGGACGAAAAGGAAGGGAGCCGATAATGGCATTCAATCGAAACAACGACTACAACGAGGTCGCCGACCGAATCCGCGAATTCCGCGAAAAGCACCCGGAAGGGTCACTCCAGCAGGTCGACGTCAAATTCATCGAATTCGACGGCCGGTGCTGGATCGTTTACACCGCGGCCGCATACCGCACACCGACCGACCCGCGCCCAGGAATCGGAACCGCCTGGGAACTCGTCCCCGGTAAAACAAACTTCACCCGCGACTCCGAACTCCAGAACGCGGAGACGGCCGCCTGGGGAAGGGCTATGGTCGCGGCGCTCGCGGTCGACTCGAAGAAGATAGCGTCGCTCGACGAGGTGCTCAAATCCGAAGCAGCAAACCGAGTCAAATTCGATAACGTCAAAATCGACGTCGCAGGAGCCAAAACACTCGAAGAGTTGTCCGAGCTCTGGTCGGTTGCGCTCGAGTCCGGACAATCCGCCGAGCTCAAAGACGAATTCTCAAAGCGTAAGAAGGAGCTCCAGGGAACGTGAATACCTGGGCTGTCGCAATACCGGGGAAACCCGTCCCAAAAGGCCGCCCACGGTTCGCTCGAGGACGTGCGTACACGCCTAAAGAAACAATCGACTACGAAAAGCGAATCGCCGCAGCCTGGCTAGAGAAGTACCCGACACTCTTCATCGAACCAGACGTCCGAATCGTCTTCCACGTGGAGGCATACTCAAAGACGGCCGGAAGGGCAGACGTCGACAACTACCTCAAGATCGCACTCGACGGAACCCAGGGAATCATCTTCAACAATGACGCCCAGGTGTGGTCTGCCAAAGCGACCAAAGTGAAGGTCGACACGCCAGAAGAGGAATTCCTGCGAATTTGTGTTATCGTAAATGACTACTAGCGCAGACCACTAAAACTTCCCCGGGGAATCGTCGCGCTAGTCGATTCCTCGGGGACTCTCATTAGGGGACGTTCATGGTCGAACAACCTGGAGATTACCTCCGCAACCACCCGCACTTCATTCAAGG